CTGAGTCTCAAGGTCTACATCAAAAGTCTCTAGAGACAGAAACTCTTTTAGTGCCTTTTCCCGTAATTTGAGTGCTATCTGTTCGGTTTTGAGAATATCTCGTACCCATTCAGAATAGCGAATCTCGGATGGCTTCCATCCAAGGCCTCCAAAGTCAGTAGGTAGAAATACCTTTAATGAAGCCCTTCTTTCGTGGGACTTCATGAACTTTAGAGCACGAGGACCGTAGAACAGTAAATTCTGGACTATTTGGTCTTCATGGACTAGAAACTTCACTTTCATAGAAGGGGTTACCTCCTTTGAAGTAATAAGTTTCCCCAAGAATTCAGCGTACTGATTAGAAATCAAGGATTTGGAGAGGTTAATCTCTACCCCAGATTCGCGCATGAACCATTGGTATCTGCTGGCTAAATGTTCGTCAGAAATGACTACATCGTCGCCAACAACACGCCACAACCCAGTACGCATAGTATCGAGAGTATCGAGTACTACAGCGTGAGTTAATGTGGCAAGGTGGAAACTAGGGTTATACCCTAGAGGTTGACCAACAGCCCAACGTATTTCACGTCCAAGGGCCTTGGAAAACCATGATTTAGACATGATGACATCAAATGCATCAATATCAAAATCATCCACAACTTCCCACTTGCGGAGCCAACCCAGTACTAAATACTGGTATGCAAGGGGAAAACGGTCAGTAAAGGAAGAGCAATCAAAGCTCCAAACCTTTCTTCCCAACTCAAGCCATTTGAGAACGTCATTATGACCCTCATCCTGGTTATGAGTTTTTACCTCAGGGTAGGTATTTAAGATGAACTTATAAAGTTTTAACTTCATAGGTTCACCAAGTGCTTGCAAAGGATAAATTGGATTAGCAATCCACCTAAGCTTTGCACCACCTTCCTGGATAAGGCTGAGTGTTCCTGCCGGTAAAGGCATCTTCACATCAGCAAATCGGTCTTCAAACATTCGTAGTGTATCAACACCAACGAGTAATTTGGAAACCGTCTCTGGGTATTTAGACCAGAGGTTGCGGCAAGCCTCGTCGTATGTGAAATAATCACACCAATCGAAGCATTCCGCCTCAGTTCTCGTGTATGATTTATCATACCGAGGCGTCACAGAGTATGTGACGCTGTGTAAATTGATGTTATCAACATCATACACAAACTTAGGAGCAGATTTACCTCCTCCAATGCGTGAGAGCATTGGGGGGCAGTTCCGAC